CTGGGCAAGACAACAAAATGTTGTTTATCTTACTCCAGGGTTTGGTGCTGGATCAACAAGTAATCAAGCAAATACAATAGAACTTTATTATTATCGTAGACTACCTGCGCTAGATGCAGTATATGCTGTAACTGTTCTTAACTACAATGCTGGATTTCTTACTACAACAGGTGCAGGGTCAGGTGTAGCTAATTCTAAACAGTTATTCTTTAATAGCAATACAGGTACAACAGCGTATGCAACAAGTGCAGATGCACAAGCAGCAAGTGCTGGTGGTACTGTGACAAATGCTTTTTATATTGGTATTGCAACACCTAACTGGTTACGTGATGAAAATCAAAGAATTCTTTTATTTGGAGCATTAGCAGAAGTGTTTGCTTATGTTCAAGATGATCAACAAGCGGCAAAATACAATCAAGCATTTTTGTCAGAAATTGCAGAAGCAAATGATGAAGACGCTAAACGTAACGCTTCAGGCGGTAATTTACAAGTAAACTTTAATGGACGAGGGTTAATATAATGACTACACCAGCAAGACCTGGCTCCTTTACAGGAGCTACTGATAATGCCGCCAGTGGTGGACTATTTACAGATACGCTTATTGACGGTATTCCCGATATTATAGGAGCCGATGTAGCATCTGCAGAAGCAGCCGCTGCAGCCGCAAAAGTATCAGAAACAAATGCTGCTACAAGCGCGACTGGTGCAGCTACAAGCGCAACTAATGCAGCCACTTCTGCAGCATCAGTAGGAACAGATGCAGCTAATGCAGCAGCAAGTGCAACTGCAGCAGCAAATTCAGCAAGTAGTGTTGCAGCAGATGCCGCGACAGCAACAACTAAAGCAGCAGAGGCAAGCACTTCTGCAACAAATGCAGCCGCTTCACAACTTGCAGCAGCAGCATCACAAACTTCAGCAGCGTCTAGTGCAACTTCAGCAACAGGACAAGCAAACAATGCAGTAACTTCGGCTACAGCAGCAGCTAATAGTGCTACATCAGCAGCTTCTTCTGCAAGTAGTGTTAATGCAGGAGTAGCAGCAGCAGCCGCTAGTGCTACAGCAGCAGCAACTTCAGAAACTAATGCAGCAAATTCGGCTACTTCAGCAACGACTAGTAAAAATACAGCTACTACTCAAGCCACTAATGCGGCAACTAGCGCAACAAATGCAGCCACAAGTGCAACAACTGCAACAACTCAAGCAAGTAATGCAGCAACGTCAGCTACAACAGCAACAACTCAAGCAACTAAAGCGCAAGATTATGCAACAAAGGTAGATGGTGTTGTACCTAGTACATCAGATTTTTCTGCAAAAGCACAAGCTGTTGGAGGTACAGGAGTTACTGGAGCTACAGGTGCAGCAAGTGAATGGGCAACTAAAGCAACAGCAGTAGATAGCTCTGGAGAACATAGTGCTAAGTCTTATGCAATTAGCGGTACTGCAATTAGCGATGGCTCTTC